GTTGTTTATGGTGGTGTAGTGGACCACGTCACTGGATTTGTCCAAAATTGGGTTCATCTGGTTGGCGCGATACACGTCCCCACAGGTTTCCGAGCGTCGGTAGGCCCCGCAACCTGCACCTGTGGATCGGTGAAGGTGTTAGATGACAAAGCAGTCGTAAACGCCTTCAATGGGGCGTCCAGAAGGGACGCACAGCCGGATGCGTAATTGCAAGATCGGAGGCGGATCGAGCATGGAGGAGCATTCGGCATCTGGTGGGTACCGCCAGCTGGCTGGCCAGTCTCCAGCGTGGTTGTGCGCTCACCTCCACCCCCCCCCCACAGACTCATCATGGCGACAACTTTAGCAATGAACGAGTTTGAACCCGCCGTGCAAGATCGACATGTACGGCCAGACGCCACGTTCTGGCGCAAGGTTAGGGAGGGATTCGCGAACTGGTTCTATACGAGCCCGTTCGCAAACGTTTTCTGTTGTACGGATCCGGGCGATCATTGGGACATGCAGCTTTCGCGCCGCAGGGAGGAGGCGACGAGGGTTGCGATGGCTATGAGCAGCAACTATCGCGGGCGTGAGTCAGCGATACAGGTGGCTATGGATTCGGCGGCCGCCGACGGGTACCCCATGGAGATTGACAAGAGTGTTGATCAGCCATTGGTGGAAGTGCGTGCCCTGGTGGTTCCGAAGTTCACTGCATCTGTTGTTGTTGCGTTGAGGGCGCGCCTGGGTCAGCGACCACAAGGTACGGTGGGCAACAGAGAATTGGTCGAGCGGGAAGCATTGAGGCTCATGAGGGAGTACAATGTGCGCGAGATGGACAGGGCGACGCACCTGCCACTCATCATTCGCACGTATTTCCGGGAAGATCTGCATTACCGCGTGCCGACACATAGGTCGAGGATGAGTCGGTTCCACCGCTGGTTGACAGGGGGGGATGCCGAACCATCTTTTGACCCGTTGGCATAGGGCCGCCCGATGCGGTGCCCAGGGATATCATCACAACGCTGCGAACTTAGTTTGAAGGGTTGTAAAGGGTCAATCTCTGTGGTGCCAAATGGGCTGTCCGCGAAGGTGCGCAAGTTAATTGTGGTGCGCAACCTGGGACCGACACACAACCTGGGTGTGTATAATAACAATATTCGTGCTGTGGAGCGTGCGTTCAAGGAGCGGTATTTTCTGTGCAAAACTACGGAAGGTTTCGTTCCCGCAATCACGGTACGTCCTCGAACATACGAAAAGGATATGATGCTCAAAGGCTTTCGGGATGTCGTAACGGCAGAGTGCCGCGGAGCCCCCATAGTGACAGTGGACAATGTTGTTAACTCTTACGTGGGGCCGAAGCGTGCACTATATGCTGCAGCGGCAATTTCCCTAAGCAAAGAGGGTCTATCCAAGAAGGATGCCAGGCTGACAAGTTTTATAAAGTTCGAGAAGCAGGACCTTACCAAGGCACCACGAGTCATCAATCCTCGTAGTCCTAGGTTCAACCTAGTACTGGGTAAGTATCTGAAGTTCCTGGAGAAAAGGGTGTACAAAGCAATCAACAAGGCGTTCGGTGCGCACACTAGCCATACTGTGATCAAAGGTCTCAATGTTTTAGATGCTGGCGAAGTGTTGCGCTCGAAATGGCTACAATTTGAAGATCCGGTGGCTCTGGGGTTGGATGCAACGAAATTCGATATGCATGTGACCGTGGAGGCACTAAAGTATGAACACTCATTTTACACAACTATTTTCCCGCAGTCGAGAGAGCTGCGGAAGATCCTGAGATGGCAATTGTTCAATAGTGGCACCGCATGGTGCGACGACGGTAAAGTCAAATTCAGGATGCAGGGCACGAGGTCCTCGGGCGACTTGAACACGTCGCTCGGAAACTGCGTGATCATGTGCGCACTGGTGTATGCCAGGGCGCGGTCGCGTGGTGTACGCGTTGAGTTGTGTAATAATGGGGACGATTGTGTGGTGATTATGGAAAGACGGGACTTGGACCGGTTCACACGTGGGATTGTGTGCTGGTTCAAACGGTACGGATTCCGGATGCAGGTGGAGAAACCCGTGTTCGAGTTCGAGCAGATCGAGTTCTGTCAGAGTCACCCGGTGTGGACTGATCGTGGGTGGACGATGGTTCGCAACATTTCGTCGTGCTTTAAGAAGGATCCGATGTGCCTTGTACCCGTCCACAGTGTAGGTGTTCTTTCCTACTGGCTGGCCGCAGTTGGGGACTGCGGTTTATCCATCACAGCCGGCGTACCAGTCATGCAGGAGTGGTACGGCTTGTTCCGGCGTCATGGAATCAATTACAGCCAGGGGTTTCTAAGCACGGTAATCAAGAACACTAGTGCACGTGAGAGAATGTGTGGTGTGAAAGGTGGTAGTGTCAGTATCACTGGGGATGCCAGGTGCAGTTTTTACTACGCTTTTGGTGTCAATCCAGATGAGCAGATAGCGCTGGAAACAGTGTTTGGGCAACAGTCTATCTCGCTCGAGATCGACGAACTGTTCCATGAAGAGGATACGTGCAACAAAACTGAGAATCAGTGCCATCCGTTAGTGGCTGCCGTGTGTTAGGTGCCGGCCTTAATGCACGACAGCAGGAAACAAAATGGCAATGGTACCGTATGTAGCGGGGAGCTTAGCTCTTCCGAACAAAGTAATGTATGCAATTTCCGCGGCCAACACGGTTGGTTCGGCCCTCACCATGTTGCGTAAAACAGCATGGTTCATGAAACAGACGATCGCAGTGAAGCGCCGCGCTGAACAAGCGGTGCGGTCGTTGACACAAACGCTCACGCCCACCGGCCCACCGGTGGCTATGGGCATCACAACCAAGAACACAGGGGCACGATACAGAGGTGGTACATCCACTGGATCTATAGTGCTCAAACACACAGAATTCGTCGAGGAACTAAAGACACATGGCACAGCTGGTAATTTCAATCTACAGGGGTGGGCGTTGAATCCATCGCGGAAGGATGTCTTCAAGTGGGCTGCACAAATTTCCCGTAGTTTCGAAAAGTTCAAGATCCGAAAGTGCAAACTTCGCTTCGTACCCGTGGTTGCAACCACGACTAAGGGGCGAGTTATGCTAGGTGTGGACTACGATGCTCGGGATGCGTACCCGCGTGACAAAGAGGAAGCTTATGCTATGCAAGGCACGGTTTCGGGTCCGGTGTGGCAGGAGTTGGTTTTAGACGTGAAGCCAATGACCGAAGCGTTGTTCACCACTAGTGGTACGGAGAGTACGTCGACGTACGAAACACGATTGGTAGACTATGGCAACGCTTTTGGTGCCACATCGGACTGCACTGATACTTCAACCGTAATGGGTGAGGTGTTTTGTGATTACGAGATTGAGTTGCTGATCCCTCAGCGCTACTATGAAACAGGGGCACGCGTGTTGGCCAATTACTCGGCCAGCACCAACGGCGCCGAAGATGGTGGCACAATTCTTGGTGACATTCGTTTGAGTTTCATCAGCAATGGGATCAGGTTTCAAGAGTATGGGAAATTCCTAGTGGCATTCTACGCCGGCAGTGGGGGTGCAACGCTCACGTTCGGAGGCACAGCAACAACTTCTGGGTTGGCTCAGGTAACCAACGGATCGTCTAACACGGCGGGATATGTCTTCGTGACTGTAACGCCGGATAAACGTGATCTTACGTTCACCTGGAGTGCTAGTGCAACCGGCACAAATGAAATTTACATCAGCCGGTACAACGGTTAGGGAGGTGTGAGTTTGGGCCACCCTAAGTTGGTAAGCAGAGAGGTATAGGAGGAGGGGAAACCCCAGTTGTTGATGGCGTGCATGATTCGCTCCATGCCGCGTAGTCGCATCAACAATTTTCTCGAGCGAGTACGGCAATGCTACCAAGCCCTGAACACACCGCCAGGGTCCTGGCTCCCACCCCAAGGGAGCGAGCCGGTCCGACGGCTTATGGACAGTCGAAACGACAGCTTGACCCAGCAGGAACATGGTACCCGAAATCCGCAAGGTGGGGGGGTATCGTCAAACAGCAAC